GCTGAATCGAAATAAAAGAAAGTATTCAGAGAAGTTGTGGGATAAGGTATTGAGTTCTCCTTATGTTCAGGAACAGCTTCGATATAAGACGTTGTACGGCGAGGCCAATCATCCGACGGACAGATATGAGGTAGAATTTAGTAAGGTATCTCATTCAATCGTTGAAATGTGGAAAGTTCCAGCTTCCAGTCAGATATATGCTACCATTTATATTCTTGATACTCCTTTAGGAAGGATATTAAATACATTATATGAGGCTGGAGGTATTTTAGGGTATTCATCTCGTGCAGGTGGAACTCTTACTCCTAGAAAAGGATATGTAGATGTTGATGAGGACAGCTACAATTTCGTGACTTTTGATGCTGTTCCGTTTCCTTCTGTGGAATCAGCTAGACCTCCTATTGTAGAAGGTAAAGTTGTTGAGGTCGATAAAAAGACACTTCCTGATGATGTACATGACAAGCTCTGTAAGATTATTTCAGAGTCAAGTTCAGAAAGTTGGGAAGCAGTTAAAGACCTTATATATAATCTTAAAGGGTACGATCTGACAAAAGAGATGAATCTTTTGGAAGAAGGAAGTACTTCTAATTCAGTTAAGGACGACTCAACTCGAGAAGAAACCACTATGTCTCTTCTTAAAGAGAGTTCTTTACAGATAGATAGATTAAAGTCTACGAATCAGATTCTTCAGTCTGCTAAGGTAAGCCTTGAAGCAGAGAATAAGAACCTGAAAGAAAATCTAAATTCTTCATTAGGCAATATAACTAGATTAGTTGCTGAATCCGAGGATATGAAGAGTCTAATTCATGAATCAGAATCAAAATTCAATGACACTATCAAAGGATTGAAAGTTCAGATACAGGAATTAAGAGGAGATATTGAGGATAGGGATTTAGAGATTGAACGCTTAGAAAGTGTACAAGAAGCTTTCAAAGCAGTACAGATTGAGAATAAGAGATTGAAGTCAGATGTTACTTCTGTCAAAGAGAGTGCTGATGCTTCTATATCACTAGAAACAGCTAAGATGAAGAAAGAGCTTGAAGATGTGTATAAAGAGATTTCTTCTCTTATTAGCGAATCAGCTAATAAAGATTCTAAGATTTCAGAGTTGCTTGAATCTGTAAAAGAAGCAGAAAAGAAACTACAGGAATCAGAGAGTATTAGAGAAGGTCTTGTTAGAGAGTCTTCTAAGATTGATGAGAGCGTTAGAATTTCTGATGCTTTACAGGCAGAAAATGAAAGACTTAAAAGAGAAATCAGTGGATTGAATGAATCAGTAAGTTCTATAGAAGAGAAAGCCGAATCCTATAAAGAGGATTTGATTTCTGTGATTTGTTCAGGATATAATTTGACAGTTGAATCTGTAAAAGAAAAACTTCCTGTAGGATTTACAAAGTCTGATATCTATTGTGTATGTGAAAGTGTGAGCAACTCATTTAAGAGAGGATTGAATTATTCTAATGTAATAAGTGAGAGTGTTCAGGCAGATGAAAGAAAAGAAGTAAATAAGCCTTGTCCTAAAGTTCCTTTCATTGATAGAAGAGGACGAGGGATATCATAAAAATATGAAAAGGAGATAGTAATTATGCAGGCAAATATTTATGAAAGCTATAGACCACTTCTTGAGAGCTGGAAAGCATATACTGATGTGGTTAAAGAGCATGTTGAGGGTTATTCTGATGTAGAAGCAACCCAGTTGAGTATTCTGTTAGAGAATACAAAGTCAGAAATCGAAGTATGTAAGGGTAGAATGATGAACGGCACTCCGGTAGTTGAGGGTACTGATATCTCTATGGTAAATACCTTTACTTCAAATGTATTCGACATTATCACAGCAGTTATGCCTAACTTGCTGGCAAATGACATCGTATCCGTTCAGCCTCTTGACAGACGTAACGGACAGGTCTTCTTCTTGAAGTTCACCTATGGTAATAACAAAGGTGGTATCAAGGCTGGAGATAATATGTTGACATCTCAGCAGGGATTTGCTGGAAATGATTTCTCTGGTGAGCATGTATCTGGTGAAGTTCTTACTATTGCAGAAGGTAAGGTAGACCAGGTATTAGCACATACACCAATCAAACCGGGTACTGTTAAGCTTACTTCACCTGATGATTTGGCAGTAGAGCTTAAAGACGTTCCTAATGCAGATGGTGTTACAGGTACATTTACTGATACTGCTTCTACTGGTTTAGGTGCAGGTACTGTAAACTATACCACTGGTGCTGTTCAGCTTACAGGTGTTACCAAGCAGAACGTAGAAATCGAATGGGATTATGACCAGAACAGTTTCAATGCTCCGGTTGATGAAATCGACGTTAGAGTTGTAAGCGAGCCTGTAGTTGCTAGACCTCGTAAGTTGAAATCCATCTATATGTTCGACGTTGCTTATGACTTAAAGATGAGCTTTGGTCTTGATATGGATCAGGTTATCCTAAAAGCTACTTCCGGCGAAATCGGATATGAGATTGATAACGAAATCATGCAGGATTTGTTAAAGGTTGCTGGTTCTGATTCTACATGGAATAAGCTTCCTGAATACAAGGGTATGGATGTTAAGGCTCATGAAGCTACTCTTATGAACGCTATCAATGATGCTTCTAATACCATCCTTGGTAACACAAAGCGTTATGAAGCTACATTCATTGTATGTGGTAAGAATGCTGCAACTTATATCGAGTCTATGAACACCAACATCAACCAGTATGGCGAAATCTTCAAGAGAACTGCTACCAACGGCGTTGTAGGTGGTCCTCACCTTATCGGTGTTCTTGATGGTAAGTATAGTGTATACAAGAATCCTTATTATCCTGATGATGCAATGCTTATTGGTGCTAAGGGAGAAATGTTCATAGAGGCAGGTTACGTATATGCTCCTTATTTACCACTGTTCGCAAGCCAGTTGCTTGTTGATGCAGACTTCAAAGCACAGAGAGGTTTCTGCACACTGTATGCTAAGAAGGTAGTAAATAAGTATATGTACCATAGAATCGACCTGATTGACAACACTCAGGTTGATGCTTAAGATTCGACAGACATCCTAATATAGATAACTAGATAGAGTCAGTCCTCATCCTCCGGTGAGGACTGATTTTATTTTGTTCACGTACACCATAGTAATATAACACAATACATTAGTTATTAGAAGATGAGGAATAGATATATAATGCCACATATAAAAGGGAAGATATATAATAATGGAGTAATATCTAAGAAGATTTATGATGGTGATCCTATACCAGATGGATGGGTTCCAGGAAGATTACCTCATAAGCCTATGTCAGAAGAAAAGAAAAACGCTGCATTAGAGAAGAGGAAAAAGACGTTCATAGAAAAGTATGGAGTAGATAATCCTGCTAAATCCGAAGTGGTTAAAGAGAAGACGAAACGGACGAATATAGAGCGTTATGGGGTACCTTGTTCCGCTCAGTCTGATAGAGTCAAGGAGAAGGCTAAACAAACTAATCTCGAGAGATATGGCGTAGAGTATGCTTTTCAGGCAAAAGAGGTACAGGATAAAATAAAAGAAACTAACCTAGAACGTTATGGAACAGAGAATCCTTTTGCGTCAGATATCATAAAAGAGAGGATTAAGGAAACTAACCTAGAGAGACTTGGAGTAGAATATCCTATGCAGTCTGAAGAGGTTAGAGAGAAATCTAAGCAGACATCTTTAGAATTATATGGTACAGAGTATCCTAATCAGTCAGATATCGTTAAAAAGCATATAGAAGAGTCTTGCTTAGAAAGATATGGTGTAAGACATCCAGCACAATCAGAAGAGGTTCAGGAGAGAACAAAGCAGACTAATATTGAGAGATATGGATATAAAACTGCAAATATGTCTGATGAGGTTAAAGAGAAAACAAGGCAAACCAATCTTGAACGCTATGGTGTTGATTGGACGTGTCAGAGAAAAGAAGCTAGGTCTGCGGGTTCTAATAACTCAGCACCTAACCGAAGATTTGCTAGTCTATTAGATAATGCTGGTATAGAATATGAGAAGGAGTTTCACCTAGGCTCCTATAGTTATGATTTTAAAGTAGGTAATAATCTTATAGAAGTGAATCCATATTCAACGCATAATATGCTATGGAATCCTTTCGGAGATAAGAGGTGCAGGATATCAGAAGATTATCATTTGAGAAAGACAATAACCGCTAATGAAGCAGGTTATAGGTGTATCCATATATTCGATTGGGATGATGTGGAAAAGATTATAAGTCTACTCAAGAAGCGTGAAATCCTATATGCAAGAAAATGCAAGATTCAGGAAGTAAGTTTAGAAGATTGCACAGCCTATCTACAGAAGTATCATCTTCAAGGCTCTTGCAGAGGTCAATCCATCAGATTAGGATTATATTATAGAGATGAGTTAGTATCTCTAATGACATTCGGCACTCCTAGATATAACAAGAACTATGAATATGAGCTTATCCGTTATTGCTCAGATAGATATGTTTTAGGTGGTGCAGAGAAACTATTCAAGTATTTTACAGAGAACTATAATCCTAAGTCAATCATATCTTATTGCGATAGGTCTAAGTTTACAGGAAACATTTACTCTAAGTTAGGATTCAGTCTTAAATCTTCTGGAACACCTACTTGTCATTGGTATAATAACAAGACGGGTGAACATTTCACAGACGCTCTAGTAAGGCAAAGAGGTGTAGACCAGCTTCTCGGCACTAATTATGGCAAGGGTACGTCAAACAATGAATTGTTAATACAGCATAATTTTGTACCAATCTATGATTGCGGTCAGATGGTCTATATATGGAAATAAGGTTCTTAATATCAACCTCCATCACTTGGTGGAGGTTGATTTTTATTCTTGAATATGGTATAATATAGTATGCTATTATAAGATACACTGGAGGAAAGATATGAGAGGTAATAGTGGTAAAAAGTACTATAATAATGGAATAGTAAACATGATGATAAAAGATGGTGATCCTATACCTGATGGATTTGTTCTCGGGATGGTTCCTAGAAGTAAGAGTGATAAGGAAAAATCTAATCAGAAAAGAAAGCAGACTAATCTTGCTAAATATGGAGTAGAGGCACCATTACAATCACAAGAAATCAAAGAGAAGTCTAAAAGGACTTGTCAGGAACACTATGGAGTAGATAATCCGTCTCAATCAGTAGAGGTTCAGGATAAAAAAGTTCAGACCTTTTTAGAAAGATATGGAGTAGAGAATCCTATGTATTCTGAGGAGTTAAAGGACAA